CGCAGACGGAGTCTACAGAACCCGTTTATCAATACTGAGTTGCGGTAGAGGTGCTGGCAAGACCACTCTGATGGCAGCAATGGCACTGTATTCTATGTTTGACAAAGATGGTGGACGAGTATACTGCATTGCCAACAACATTCACCAAGCAGATATTCTGTTTGACACTGCCAAGACGATGTGCCAAAGATTGCCCAAAGACTCGCATGATGCTGCATATCACTTCAATGAGATATACAGGGAGAAAGCAGATTCGACTTTTCACCCCTTGGCAGCATCCGAGAAGTCCCTTGATGGGTTAACAATATCCTTCGCAGTGTGTGACGAGGCAGCAGAATACCGAACTCGCTTCATGACAAAGTTGATGACATCACAGGTAAAGCGGGTTAATTCCCTTATCTGTATCACCACAACTCCAGGTAACACCACTGAAAATATTTACTATGAGATTGAATCCAATGCTTGCGGAGTGCTTAAGAAGGAAGTTGTGGATGACTCTATCTTCATAATGAAGTTTGGATTAGATGAAAGTGACGCTTTAGAACCCATCGAGATGGAGAAATATACTAAAGCAAACCCTTCTCTACCAGTAGGACAACCCACCCTAAGAGCGTTGGAGAAGCAATGGAACTCGATGAAGAACACCCCTATGGGGCGCAACGAGTTCAACCGCTTCCATGCTTGTCGCCTTACAGAGGGCAACAGCGGGTTCCTAGACATGGCAGATTGGGATGCCATGAACCCCAAGGAGTTTGACTGGAACGCTCTCAAGGGGCAAAAGGCATGGGTAGGCGTAGACCTTTCCAAGTCACAGGACATGACAGCAGTAGTGCTTGCTATTCCCATTTCGGATGGTCGAGTAGCAATTAAAGGACATTACTTTTTCCCGTCCGAGAACCTCGCATCCCGAGAATTAGAAATGAGAATGCCAGTAAGGCAGTGGGCATCTGAAGGCAGACTATCATTATCAGTGGGTAGAGAGATTGATTACGAAGAAGTTCGTATGTGTATTAATGATTTGTGTGCTGATTATGATGTAGTAAATGTAGGATACGACCCGTGGAATTCAACATACTTGATGAATAAGTTACAGGAAGACGGAGTCCCACTTACCACTTATAGAATGAATATTAGCACAGTAGCACCAGGAACCGCACTATGGTTGCACTACTGGTTAGGCAAGAAGTTAATCTTTCCTTGTGACCCCGTGATGCGTAGAGCATGTGCAGAAGCAGCATGTAAAAAGGATATCAATAGTAATATGCGTATTGTAAAATCTAGAGAATACGCAATCATTGACCCACTCGTAGCAGCATCCATTGCACTACACATCAGCAGCGCAAAGTCGCAGAGTATTTACGAAATTGAGGGAGCAGAACTATTATGAATAAACTATTAGAGTCAATTCGCAGTTGGTGGAATTATAATCAGTCAGGTATTGGCACACCTCCATTCCTACTTAATAGCATTCCATCGGCAACCTATGGTTCTCCTACCAATGCTTTGGCATTCACTCCCCTCTATCGTTGCGTCACCCTGATTGCTTCGGATGTTGCCCGAGTAGATGCTGAATTTGCTAACCCTAATGTTCAAAGAGCATTTGACCGACCCAATCAGTATATGAATGGGTTCTCATGGCGTAGACAGGCAACTATCTCTGCATTGCTCTATGGCAACTCATTCACACTGATAAATCGCAATGGTAGAGGTGACATTTACCAACTTATGCCCCTACCTGATGGTTCTGTGACCTTAGATACCACTGGTGCGACTCCATTTTACTTCCATAATGAGTATGGCAAGATAGCAATGGAAGACATGATACACCTCAAAGCACCGATGATGACTGCTGGTTCTCTCATGGCAGCATCCCCTGTGAACCTTTGTAAGACCGCTATTGGCATTGGAATCAGCGAAATGAACTCCGAAATGGAGTCTTATGTCAACGGAATGGGCAAACCCACCGTGGCAATCACCTTCCCGCAGACCATGAACGCTGCTGGTAGAGTCATGATTCAGAATGACTACATCAAGAACCACAACGCAGGGAATGGCAATGGTGCAGTTCCAATTGTGTTGGCAGAAGGTGCTAAGATTGAAACAGTTAAGTCTGTTATATCTGACCCGAACATAGATGCTGCCAAAAAGTTCTCAATCGCAGAAGTGTCACGCATCTACGGTGTGCCGATGAGTCTTTTATCAGAAACAGCAGGGTCCGTGTATGGTTCTCTAGAGTTTCTACAACGCATCTATATGTCCACCTGTTTGTCCTACTGGTTTGAAGAATGGGCAACCGAAATTGAACTTAAACTAGGCGATAAACCTGAGTTCGACACCGATATTATCACTAAACCATCCTTCACAGAGACTGCTAGCGGTCTAAGAACCCTCCTAGAAGCATCCCTTATCACTCGTAATGAGGGTAGAGAAGTGCTTGATTTGGAACCTGTAGCAGGTGGAAACGAGTTTATAATGCCAATGAACTTCGCTACTGGCACTCAAAATGGTGGGGGAAAGAGCAATGTAGGTGTAGATACAAGTCAAGGAACCTCCGAAGGAGACAACTAATGAACACACGCTCAATTAATAAAGGAAACATTGAACTCCGCTCAACTGAAACAGGAAACACCCTGAGCGGTTACGCCATTCTATGGAATTCACCATCAAAAGAGATAAGAGAAGGTGGACGAAGGTTCACCGAGACAATCGACCGATCAGCATTTGACATTGGTTCTCAAAGCAACGATGTGAAACTCTTTTTCCAACATCAGAGCGATATGCCACTTGCTAGAAGCGCAAACGGTTCACTCCAACTCCGTAACGACCCAAAAGGACTCCACTTTAGCGCAGAACTACCCAACACGACACTTGGTTCCGATGTAAAGGAACTGATTCGCACAGGGATTCTGACTGGTGAAATGTCTTTCGGGTTCACCGTTACCGAGCAACGCTGGAGTGAAAACAATACTAAACGAGCAGTTTCGAAAGGAACTCTCTATGAACTCTCCGTTGTGGTAGATCCCGCCTACCCCAATACCAACTCATCTTTGCGGGAAGAACAAGTTAGCACACAACAGCGAATCAATAATATTCGCAGAAACAGGATAGTATAATGACAAAATCAGAACTGCTCATCAAACGAGCAAACCTCACCCAAGAACTCCGCAATGGTCTTGACCGTTGGGAAAAGGAAAACAAGAAGTCATCCAACGAGTTTGACGCAGTCGCCACTGGTGACCTGAAGCGTCAAGTCACCGAGATGGAAGCAGACCTCGATAAGATTGAAGCAGACATCGCAATCTGCGACAAGCGTGCCAAGGCAGACGAAATTGACCGTGTTACCAACATTCCAGTCTATGATACTCGCAAGGGTAAGTTCATAGATGCGGGTGATGCTGGTTACGCCAAGAGATTCTTCGAAGCAGTTGCAAGAGGTTCTTTCGCAGGACTTGAACCCGAAACCCGTGGAACAACCAATCTTAATTTTACTGCGGGTGCTTCTATTCCAACTCTCATGGAAAACGCAGTCGTTCAAGCGATGTATCAGGAAGGTGTGATTCGTAAGATTTCGAATGTTCAGACAATTGATTCCAAGCGCACAATCGCCATCGAATCAACTCTGCCAACTGCAAACATCGTTTACGAAGCAGCAGCAATCACTCCTGTTGAGCAAGCATTCGCTTCATCTATCGCAGTCAATCCCATCAAGTTCGTTTGCGCTTCTTCGCTCTCACAAGAGTTCATTGAAGATGCAATCGGTCAGAACGGCATTGGTTCCGCAGTAGCGTGGATTTCTGCAAACATTGGTAAGTCACTCACTCGCAAGATGGAGTCTTACTATGCAACAGGAAGTGGTGCTGCATTGGCAGCAGGTGCTGGGCAACCGCAGGGTATTGCTCTCATCACTAACACTTTCACCAATAACAATGCCAGTGCGACTGCTTCGGCAACGCATCCTGGTCCAACTGGTGATGACCTTATGGACACCTACTTCTCACTCGGTGCTCAATATCGACCAGGTTCTGTTTGGTTGATGCATGACAGCGTTCTCAAGACAATTCGCAAACTCAAGACTGTTTCAGGAGGTCAAGAGTATATCTTCAAAGTTGATACCACTGGTGACCTTCGTGAAGGTGTCAGCGGAATTCTGCTTGGTCAACCCCTCTTTGTTTCCGAGTGGATGCCTGCGCTTGGAACAACTATAAACACCATCAACTGCGTCTTAGGTGACTTCAAGAATTACTTTGGCATCTATGACCGCAAGGGAATGGAGACTATGATTGACCCGTATTCTCTCTCACTCAATGCAAAGACCAACCTCATTACTTACATGCGCACCGATAGCAAGATTCTGATGGAAACTGCTTTCGCCGTATTCCGTAACAAGGGAAGTTAAGACTTTTTTCTCTTCTGGTCTGCTGCGGGGAAACCCGCAGTGGACTTTTCAAACCCCAAGGAAGACCAATGATAAACCTCATACAACTCAAAAAAGCAATGAAGATAGACTTTACAGCAGATGATGCGGACTTGCTTCGTCTGTTGGATGCCGCTGTATCATTTGTTGAATCCTACACTGGCATCTCTCTTGATGTAAAAACCAAGACAGATTATATGGCATACTTTATGAAGATGGGTTTCTCAGGATATCCATTCATCTCAGTCACCTCAGTAACTTACACCAGTGCTCCATCATCGGTAGTCACCACGATGGCAGCATCGGCATACTTTGTAGACCGCAGCAAAGATATTGTTACACTCAACTTTCTAGATTATCCATCAATGGCAGACGGAACTCAAGTAGCAGTGACTTATCAATACGGATATGCTGTTACTCCTGCTGCGCTTGACCAATGCGTTATATCATTGGTTGCCGCTTGGTATAACAATGTAGAAGCAACCACTCCAATCACCTTGTCACAGGTTCCAATGGCGTGTATGTGGATGTTGGACAATCTTAAAGTCCGAAATGCGGTGATGTCATGATAGGAGCAGGACGACTGCGTTTCACCGCACAAGCGCAACGCCAAAACGCCATTGATGCTTTAGGCAATAAAACTAAAGCGTGGACTAACTTGGGTAGTTCATTTCGTGTAGACCTGAGAGACATCGGTTCACAGGAGCAAGAATATGCTGGAGGAACCAACCTTGTTCAGCAATACGAATGCTTAGCAAGATATGGAAGCATCGAGAAGAATGATGTAAAGACCAGTGACCATCTTGTGATTGATTCAAGAACATTCAACATCTCCTCAATGCGAAATGAAGCAGAACGAAATCAAGTCATCACAATGACCATAGAGGAGATTGTATGAGTCTATACACCGCAGTTCGTAATATGCTTACTACTGGCACAGCAATGCCTGTTGCCGTTGGTGCTGTTTCTCTTGGTGTTCGAACTCAGACAGTAGCACTACCCGCAATCGTGTTCAACACAACTGAAATTGAAACATTATCAATAGGAACTGGCAGTGGTGACCAGTTGAAACGAGCAACCGTTTCTCTCAAGGTTTATCACGACACGGCAGTTGATGTTACAACTGTAGGACTCGCAACCATTGCCAAGTTTATTCCTGGCACTTACGACTCACTCGTCATTCAAGCAATCGTCGTTCTCTCTAACTCAATTCAAGAACCTTCGTCTGACAACGGTGAGGAAACCAATCCCTTCGTCGGCGAAATCATCGCAGATTATTACTACAAGGAAACCTAATGGCATACTCAGCATCACTCTCAGCAATCTCATTCGCAGGTGTTAATGTCAAAGCAGTCGGCAATGTATCGTGGTCATACAATCGTTCACCACTTGAAGTCACTCCAATCGGTGCGTGGAACTCCTACTTCATTCCTGGAGTAGCAAGCACCACCATCTCGTTGGATGTCTACTTCTCACACGCAGACCATACTTACCTCAAAGCAGCAATCCTCAATCCAGTAGCAAATATTACTACTCAACCAAATGCGTTCATTCTGACCTTTGGTGGAAATACAGTATCAAGTGCTGTTGTTCCTGAAACTATAACAGGTTCTGCTTATGTGGTTGGTTGGGATGTCGTAATGTCATCAGGTGATGTCGTTCGTGCGCAGTTCCAACTAGTAGTTCAAGGTTACATTCTCAGCACTGTAGGTTCGGGAACTGA